GAGCGGTCCCAGGTGCGGCCGCACCAGTGGCATGGCTGTTTCATTTCCATTAGTGCGGCGCGGTTGCGTCGGTATTCCTGGCTGTAGCTGCTCATGGGTTCTCCATTCTGCGGGTTTGTTTCCCCCCGTTGCGCGTCGCCCCCCGGGGGGCTCGCGCCTCGAGGTGCGGGGCGGGGTTTGTGCACCGGGCCCCCCTCGCGCTTTCGGTATGTCTCCGTGGTGGCCAGATGTTCGTCGGTTGCGGACAGTCACCATTCGCGTTTTCGTAGTTCGTACTCTGCGCCCCGAATCCAGTCATAGGGGCTCGACCTACGTTCCCGTATGTTCCGCCGGCGCAGTGCAACCCCACACGCGGCCATGCTCCGGGCCGGCGTGCCGGCCGTCGTTCGGTTAGGGCGGGGAACATTAGTTCACCTGGTCCCCTTATAGAGCACGCAAGTGTCACTGAATGTCAGGTCAGCGTTCAGGTCCACAATCCCGTACAGCTCTGACACTGTCGCCGTGTAAACGTTGTCCTGGAATTCTTCGCGGCCCAGGGCCTCAATTTCGTAGCCTGGCAACCAGCCCTGGATCAGCACCTGATCCCTTTTGTAGCTGCAGAGAATGTACGTCGACTTCCGGGCATCCCGTGGGTACAGCTTCAGGCGTGGATCAGGGAGCTCACTGGTGCGAACCTCATACTCTAGAACGTCGGCCATGTCAACAACCCCCACGTTCGGGTCCCAGTGCGCGTTCAACGCTTTAGCTACGGCCAGCTCCCCGATCGCGCCTACAACGGTTGACTGATACCAGCGCTGCTTCCATTCGGGTTCCTTGAAACGGCCGGCGCGCTGTTTCTCCATTGCGTCTAGGCGGCGTTCAATGCCGGCGTGGGCGGCGTGGCGCAGCTCATCCCGGGTCAGGGTGACCAGTACGCGGTCTTTCATCGTGCGTCCCCGTAGCCGGCGTCCCGTAGCAGCTCGACCAGGTCCCCGAACGGGAGGATGGCGTACCAGGCGGCTGCGTCGGTTGTGCCGCGCCGTTTCGCCACTACTGCGCCGGTCATGGCGCCGGCGTTCAGAATCTCGATCTCGAGCTCTTTCAGCCAGCCCGCCAGGTCCAGGGTTTTATGGTTCTTCACCTCGAGCACCACGGGGCCCAGGCCGGTGACGTCGCCCCGGTCGGCGTTGCCGTGCAGGGCGCGGCGTTCCGCGTGGGGGAATCCGTGGTCCTGCAGGAACCTGACAACGGCGGTTTCGGCGGCGGTGCCTTTAGCGCGAGAAATGCTCATTTTCTTTTTCTTCCACTTGTGCGTACAGGACACTGATCGCGGATTCTCCGTATCGGGTTGCGTATTCGACGGGCCCTAGCTCTTGTTTCAGGTCGGCGTTCAGCAGCTGGGCGACACCTTCCCAGATTGCGCGTGATTTCAGCGCCCATTCGTATGAGCGGCGCAGGTCCGCTATGGATGCCTGGTATTCGTCCATTAGTCCCCCTTTGACCAGAAGATGCCCCACCAGGCGCCAGCGATAAACAGCAGGATGCTGTAACCCAGGAAATGCAGAAACGGGATCATCGGCGCGCGACCCAGTGCAGCAAAGCGAGCGCCGCGATCATGTAGAGAATCACGAAGCAGGTCATTAGAACGGCTCCGGGATGTCTTCGGCGTCACGTTGCCCGTTCGCTTTCTCCGCGTCGAGCTGGCCGATCAGGTCGGACGCTTCACCCTTCGTCAGCTTGTCCAGGTTCGCCGGCGGGGTTTTTCCGAGCTGGCGGGACAGTGCCCGGACAGCGTTCAGCTGTTTGTCTGACGCTTTTTCGCCTGGCTGACGGACGGTTACGGCCGGCGCCGCGTTGCTGGTCGCCTGGCGTGGGGCGCTGGCCCGCTGGTAGCTGGATTCGTCCGGGTCGGTTTCGTCGGTCGGTAGGCAGAGCACCTGAAGCAGACAGGTTCGGAACGCGACGCTCATTGCCTTAGCGGTGGCCTTGTCGCCGGCGTCCATAGCTTCACCTGGGACCGTGGCGTCGAGGAATTCGTTTCCGTCAGTGAACCGGTAACGGACTATGACGCGGACCTGCGCCATGACCGTGTGGTTCTGGCCGACCTCGACGTGGCCGTAGTCGGCGCTGAGCACTTCGGGGAGCACTACCAGGCCGGCGTCGCGTAGGGCGGGGCCGACCGCGTTCACGACGGCGTCGATCCCGCGAAAGTTGAAACGCTGTTTTTCGTTGAACCCTGTTTTTCCGACAGCGCCGACAGCTGCGGACACCTGGGCGAGCTTGCTGGCCAGTGTCATTTCGTGTCCTTCAATCCGACCAGTGCGTGAATGGTTGCGGCGCGTGCCCACGTTTCGGGGAACCCTTGTTTCGCGTTCAGCAGGTCTTCGCAACGAACACAGGTTTGCCGGGTCTTGCTGTGACGGTTCAAAATCTCGCACCTGCAGCATTTCCGCATGAGAGCCAGCACCATGTGCTCTACGAAACGGGCCTGGCCGGTTGTCAGATTGTCGGTCACTGGTTGTCCCCTTCGGGCTCGATGCCGAACAGGGTTCGCAGGCTCTGGTCCAGGTCAAATTTCGGGTTCGGGTGCTGAATCGCGGTAGCAATGCTGGGAATGGTCATGATCCGGGCAGCGGCCGCGGTGACCAGCCAGGCGTTGTCCGTGTCCTGCTTTATGAGCAGCTCCATAGCAAAGTCGTAGAGCTGTTTCGCCAGCTCGCCGTTGCTCAGTGGTTCTTCGTCGGTTGCCATGTGTCCCCCACATAGTTTTCTAGGGCCGCCCGGATGATGTCCGAGAGGCTGGTTTTCTGGTACTGGGCTGCCTGGGCGGCTCGAATGTCGTCGAGCTGTTTCCAGGTTTCCCAGCTGATCCGGCACGCTATGTTGACTTCCCGTTTCGGGATCATCGGCACCACCTCCGGACAGACTGTTTCGCATGCTGGCATACCAGGGCCTGGACCCATTTCAGGGCCTTGTAGCAGCCGTGGCCCCACGGACCCGCCGGCGCCAGCCGGCGCCCGTTCTCCGTGTGCCCGTAGAAAAACACGCGGTCCAGGACGCGGGCCTGCTGTTCCCAGGTAAGCCGGTGGGCCTGCTGGTGCGGGGTGTCCGCGTAAGCGTTCCAGGTTGTCTTAGCGAAACCGAACGCCCCGACATAGCTTCGGGTCCGGTGCGCGACGTTGCCGCGCTCCCCGCCCGTCTCACAGCGTCCGAGGGCCTCATACGCTCCCTTCGGTAGGGCGCGGTTCCATCGGGCCTCTGCGGGGCTTACAGGCACGAATACGGCGAAGCTAGCCACTATGGCCACCAGTGCTTTCTTCAGGTTCGGTCTCCAGCGTGATCGTCGGCCCCCACGGGCTGCATGGGGTCCGGCGCTGGGCGACGGTAGCAAGCTCGATCGGGCCTCCCTGGCCGCTGAAGAACAGCTGCACCAGAACGGTTCTGTCAGTCGACCATAACGGGCGCCAGTAGACGACGGGAAGCACCCCGTCGGTTTCAGCGCGTAAACAGGTCATGGGGGACTGTTTACAGCATGGGGGCGTCATAGTGGGGGATGGCGGGGCGCCAGCGCCGGGGGACAGCGCCGACGCCCCTAATCCCCAGGGCGTGGAAAACCTGGGGACTCTTTACGGCCGCGGGAGATCGCGCCAGAGCTGTTCATACTTGCCGGCGTCCATTCGGGCCGCCCAGCCGTGCAGCTCGACGTGCAGCCAGTGGCCCCGAATCCCGATCGTGTCGGTCGTGTGGGTGCGCCACGCCGCCCTGGAGCACAACCAGGTTCGGCCGTAGCGGCCAGCCATGTAGTCGTTTATGAGCGCGACGCCGAGCTGGTCGGCGTACTGCACGAACCAGGCGCATGCTTCGAGCGCTGCGGCCCGGTCGACGTACTGCAGGTCCAGGGCGCGTCCAGTGGCATGCTGCGACATTGTCCCGGGCTGGTTGCGGACGTCGCGCACAACCCAGGTCCCCAGGTTCGTGAAACCCCAGCGCCGACGCGACAACCGGCTGAACGTTTCAGTGCCGGACAGCTTTCCTTTCGCGGGGACCTTGCCGGGTTCGTAGGGGCGGCGGCTGGTGCTCACTGTCCGTCCCGCGGGCCCACGATCGGGTCAATAGGTGTTTTCGTTCTGGCGCCGACAGTGTTACCGACGACGTATCCGATGATGGTTCCGATCATGCCGGTTCCGGTGGATTCAGAGATTGAGCCGAGCGCGAGCAGGACGGTCAGGCAGATGAGACCTACCAGGGCCAGGAACGCTTTAGTGGGATTCTGAATTGTCATAGCTGGTTGTATCCGTAGAGGTTCCATCGGCCGGTGTGCGTTCCGTAATCGAACGCAATACGAATCCGGTCGTAGGTGCTTGTCGTGTTGTTTGTGCCGCCCCCGCTGACACCTTTAGCTTCACCCACGGAAAAACCGTCCCCCGTGTAGGTGCATCCTCCACCGGTCAACGCGAACAGGTCGTAGCTCCAGACCGACATTGCAGCCGCCGAATCCGAATTTCCCCAGATCCAGTTCGCGCCGTTGTTGCGCGTGTATTGAGAGCCGGTGGTTCCCAGGTAACTAGCAAACCCCATCCCTTCGTAGTAACCCGTCGCAATCGCGGTCCCTCCGTTGTGCAATGTTGCAGTGAAAGTTCCCATGCCGACAACGTCCACGCGCCTAGTCGAAATTACGACGCGGTATCGGTGATAATCAGAAATGAATCCGGTGACATCAAATGTGGTTGCTGCGGTAAATGTGCCGCCGGAAACTTTCCATAGCCCGATCTGGTCCATCATGGCCGCGGTCAAAACTTGACCGGTCGAGAAATCTGGTGGTGTTGCCATAGTTGTTCCTTAGTAGCTCAGCCGGTTGTAATCGAGACGCCCGAAAATGCTGTTGCCCAGCGTAAGCCAGCTAACCGCCTCTGATGAGACAAGGTTCAGGGTGACCCGCGTTCCCTCAGGCGTAAACGTCAGGGTTCCGCCGAGCACCTGGGCGTAGTACGTCGTTCCCCTGAATTCGATCGTTATCAGGCCGCCGTAGGTCTTGTAGTAACCGCCCTGCTGCTCCCAGGTGAAAGACAATGACCGGGGACCCTGCGTAGCCGCGTCCAGCTCTGCCTGAACATAGCCGGCATTCCCGGCGGCCTGCGTGGTCGTCTGATCGTAAGACTGGAAGCTGTACGTTCTGGAGCCGGCGCCGGCTGTCTGGGCTGCCAGGCCGGCCGGCTCGACAATGACGGTTTCGGCGTAGTCGTCTGCGATGCCGGCAAATTCAAGCCGGTCATAGCGAAAGTTTGTGGCGTTGTTTGCGGCGGTGACGCTGCCGTCCGTGAACAAGCCACTGGGTGTCTGGTTGCCGTTGCGGGCCCCGAAATAAAAGCTCCACACGGTTGCCCCCAGCCCTGGATACAGCTCAGCGCCCAGTGCGTAGACGCTGCCGTTTTCTGTCTGGCCTAGCTTGCGCAGAATGTCCATTGCGTTTTCGTTCGTGAACGTCTGCGCGGACACGGTCGAGAGCGTCGGTTCTGGCGTAATAGCGAACTTTTCGACGCCGACCTCGAGCCCCAGGTCGCCGGCTGCATTGCCGGTTTTCTGTCCGGCGGTAAACGATAAGGAAACCTGGGCGCGGCCGAACGGGGCGAGCGTGTCCTCGAGCTGCATTGTCCACCGGTCTTCTGCGGACACGATGCCGTAATCGACGACGTAGTTCGTCACCCTCATGTCGTTGAATCCGCTTGTGTTTGCGCCGTTCGTGGCAGTGACACGAATTCCCATCCCGACCGTAATCGTGGGCATTAGGTCGGGGCGCCGGCCGTAAAGCTGCGCCGTCGCAACCGTGATCGGGTCGGTCAGGTTTTGTTTTACGCTGCTCTGGGACCCGCCCTGCAGGCATGCGCCGGGGAGAGCTGTCAGGGTGCCGTCGTCGTTTATGACGGACCAGGACCAGGACCAGAACGCCATTAGCCGGTCGTCCTGATCGGGACTGCGCCGTTCTGGAACATGTAGCGGCGCAGCGCGTCGACGACGGCGTTCGGGTCGCCGCCGTGGACGTTGATCTGGTACGTCGTCGAACCCATGTCGCCCATGCGGGACAGTGGAATAACAGCCTCTGGGCCGGCCTCCCCGATCAGGGCCAGCGTCGGGGACGTTACGACGCCGCCGGCGGCCATTGCGGGCACTGCCAGGCCGGCGCCGCGGCCCTCGCCGCTCTCGCCGCCGCCCATGCGCCCGAAACTAACCTCAGGAATCGACGGGATGTCCTTCCCAGGCTTTATAAGGTTTAGGCCCCGGATTATGAGGTTCGCGGTCTTGATCCAGGCGTTAGCGACCGTCTCGAAATAGGTCAGGACGCCGTTTACTACTGACCGGACCACGTTCCTGAACGTCTCGAATTTCTTGTAGGCGGCCACCACGGCGACAACCAGCAACGCAATGCCGGCGGCGATAGCTGAGAACGGGTTCAGGGCCATTGCGAAGTTCACCGCGGTGATAGCGACGGCGACAGCGCCGATAGCGGCCGCAATGCCCAGAAAAACGTTCGGGTTGTTCTGGGCCCATTCCGCAAATTTCTGCAGGACCGGGAGCGCCTTCTCGACGATAGGCAGCAGCGCCGCACCTATGGATTCTTTCGTTTCGGACAGGGACAGGCTCAGCCGCTTGAACCCGCCCTCTGCAGTGTTCGCAGCTTCCTGGGCGGCCCCGCCGAACGTGCCCCCGAGCGCCGCAAACACGTCGTCCAGGCTGGCGCCGCCCTTGATCATGTCCCGCAGCGACGGGTCCAGCTTCGCCAGTGCGGCAGTGTTGCCGCCGTATGCCTTCGCCAGGGCGTTAGTGACCGTCTCAAGCGGTTTTCCGGTGGCCGCCGCAATGTCCATCGCCAGACTGGCCGCTTTCTGCGATTCCTCCAGGTCATAGGTGACGCGGGACAACGCTGCCAGCGCCGGCCGCAGCTCATCGTCCGCGACACCTAGCGCACTGCCCTGGGCGCTGATCCAGTCCTCGACGGACGCAACCTGGGCGTCGGTTGCCCCGGTGGAAATTTCCAGCTGTCGCGCCAGCTCTTTCTGGGCGGCGGCGTCCTCCATAGCGCCCTTAGTGGCGTCGAACAAAGCAGCCCCCAGGCCAGCGATAGCGGCAGCTGCAGGAACGGCGGCCTTCTTGATTGCGTACTGCGTTTTCGCGCTGACGCCCTCCAGGCTCTTGAATTCCTTTTTCGCCTTGTCGATGCCGGCGCTCTTGAATTCCGTGATGATCGGCAGAAAAATGCTCACTAGGCCACCAGCTTTCGGTTCGCTTCGGCAGCTATGTCCTGAAGCGCTTTCATAAGCTCAGTCTCTGCCAGCTCCATGATCCGTTTCCGCTTGCGCCATAGGCCGCGCTGCGCCTTGCCGAAACGTGCGTTCAGAGCTGCCAGGAACGCATCGCTCTGCACGTCCTCGCGGCTGCGGCCGAGCCTGTCGGTCCCGCCGACGCCCTGACTGCCGTCCCTGAGCCCTGCAATGTCGAACAGGGCCCCGCCGGCGTTGTTCTGCACCAGGGTTACGACGGCGTAGGCGTTGCCGTAGCTGCGGCCCCCGATCTTGATTGTCACGCCCTTGTCGACCTTGCTCTTGTCGTAACCCAGGCGGCCGCCCCTGGACCAGCCCGAAAGCGCGTCCTCGATCGTGGAATTGTCCGGATAGGTCTGCCGTGCTTCGTCGAGCATCGGGCCGGCGGCGGCCTTGATCCTGTTCTGCGCCGCGAACCGATATTTCTTGTCCAGCTTGCCGAGCTCCGCGAGAGCTTCGCGGACGCCGTAAATCTCAATGCTTGTTTCGGCTGGCACGCTTCGCCTCCTTCGCTCTTTCGTTCAGGACCGTTACCACGGTCGCTAGTTCTTCCATGTCGAACGGGACGCTCGCCGGCCAGAACCCGGTTTCCACCAGCACTTCGGCTAGTTGTCTTCCGTACTGGCCGGCACGGTAGGGCCCGCCGGGTCTTGCACCACGTCGATGTCTTCCACGCGCTTTATGAAATCGTCGAACGTCATCGGCACCGGGACACTTGACTGCTTCGCGGCCTCCCAGGCCATGAACAGCAGGTCTTCGTGCCCGATTGCGTTCTGCAGCTCTGAGCTCTTGCGCTTGAACTTGCGTTCCCAGGCCACCACGACGTACAGGTTCGTGGCGACCTCGAAACACTGGCCGTCTGTCTGAGTGACCTTGAGTTTGAGTTTCATTGTTCCCCCTTGTCTTTTCTAGGTCAGGTGATGTCGCGTGTCCAGGACGAAACCGTAAACACTGCGTCGACCGTGGAAAGCTCCCCGATGCTTGAGTTCAACGGGCTGAAGCTCTCGAGAAACCCCTCGATTGTGTATTCGGGATTCGATGCCGATTCGGTCGTGCCGGACGGGCTGATAACGATTGTCGACGTCTTGCCGACGCACGCCGCCAGAGCTGCTTCGACTTCGTTAGTTCCATAGCTCAGGTAGAGGGTGAGCGTCAGCTCGCCCTGCTGGAGCCCGGCCGTGTAGCTGCGGCCAGTCGGGTTAGACGTCGAGAACGCGGTCGTCTCCAGGGCGTCATTGCCGACAGTCAGCACCGCCGAGCTCAGCTGATCGGTGACGTCGTAGGTCGTCACGCCCTGGGTGATGTTGCACGTCGCGTTTCCGAGAAACGTTGTGGTTGCCATTGTGGTTTTTCCTTATCTGTTAGTGCCGACCCGGGCGACCAGGTCGTAGGTGGGGAGGTTCTGGTTTCCGTATTCGGCCGTGGCCGGCGCACCACTTTCGACAACGATTGTGTTCGCGGCCATAATGGTTTCGACCGTGTCCAGGATGAACTTGTTCGTCTGCACGTTGCCGGGCGGGGATCCGCAGACACGCAACCGAATCCGGATGTCTGCTACGGCGCGGCTGTAGGTCGAGAATTCGGGAAGCTCTACCATGACGCAATTCGGGCGAATCTTGCCGGGGTCGTGGGCCCAGGTGACGTTCGCGGCGGTAAGCGCCGCCGTGCACTTGTCGATTGAGTCCTGGAGAAAGGATGCCATTAGCCGACCTGGGGTCTCTTGCAGCCGAGCAGCTGCAGGATCGTGCCGTAGGACTGGCCGGGGACGGTTCCGAACCCTTGCTGTTCGAACGATGCGAACCCGTCTATGGCGCCGCGCTGCTTCACCAGCTGGGAGGCATACAGCAGGGTGCCCTGCTGGACGTCGTGGCCTGGGGCAACGTTCGGGTGGTCCTGATAACCAGCTGAGCGCCGGGTCCGAAATGCCCAGTCGTTACTGGCGTCAACCTGCGCCTGGGCAAACGTGATGTCGGCGCCGGCGAAGCTGTAACCCAGGAACGTTTCCAGGTCCGTGAGGCTGATCCAGTCACATACCAGGTGGAATTGCCCCCAGACACTGGTCGGGGCCAGCGTTGTGTTGCTGTGCGTGTAGGTGACGGTTTTCAGCGTCAGGTTGACACTGTCGACCACTTCAGCTTCGCGGTTCCACGTCGGGTTCTGCAGGCCGCCGGTATTGAACTTCATCCCCTGAATGATTCCGTCCACGTTCGAGAGGGTGAGCGTCCATGTCCCCGCCGTAGCCGTGATGCTCTCAATCTCCTTGTCCAGGTAGATCGGAAATGTCGGCGCGGTCATGTCAGCTCACCCCCTCTCACGTCGTCGTCAGCGGTCAGGCGATCTTGACGTACTTCGCCGGGTCGATCATCAGACTGGCCAGGTACCCATACCACGCAATCGTCCGGCTCAACTGGTTGGGAACCGACACTGACAGCGCCCCCCGTATGTCCTCGAACACCTCGAAGCCGTCCGCGTTGCCCACGGCGAGGAAATCGCTGTTGTACGGGGTGACCACAACCGTGAGACCGAAAGCGTTCCCGTTGAGGGAGCCCGGGGTCACGTTGCCGTAGGCGTTCATGGGGCCGATCTGGGGGAAGAGCGGCCTGTTCGCGTCGTCCGTGAGCTTTCCGAGAGCGGACCAGTACGACGGACTGCAGAACAGATGGGTCGGCAGGTGGCTGGATGCGTTCAGGATGGTTGCGCTGCAGTCGTACACGAAGTCAGCCCATGCGGCCGGGTCGGTGACGTCGAACGCTGCCTGGGTGGTGGTGATGCCGGCCTCGAGCGCCGCCTCGACGGCGGTTTCGGTCTGCTTCGCGTAGACGCGAGCCATGTCGTCCAGCAGGAGCGAGACCACTTCGGGCTGGGTCACGTCGAGCGAGAACTGGCTCACTTCGACGTAGCCGCCGTACTGGGCCTTCGTCACCTGGTTGTCGGTGATCACGAACGTGCCGCTCTGGATGTTGTTGTTGTTCTCCGTGACGGCCGCGATCGACGTGTGCGTGGTGACCGACGGACGAATGAAGACCTTTCCGCCGGCGGGCATCGCCCTGGCGCCGAGCGCGTCGATGACATTTCTCCGGCCGATCAGCCCGTTGTAGACGGGTTGCACGATCGGAATCGGAAGGATGCCGTCGAGATCGCTGGTGAGCACGTCCGGCGCCCCGGCCTGGATGCGTGCCTGCATCTGTGCCCAGTCTGCGCCGCCCTTGAGCATCGTCGAAACGTATTCGGCGGCGGTCGGGAGCTTGAATTCGCGCCGCGCTGATGCGTACACGACGGGGCTGGTTGCGACGGTCTCCGGCTCTGCAGCCTCGATCGTCGGGTTGTTGTTGTTGTCCACCTGTGGTTCCTCCTCAGGGTCTTGCGGGGTGGGATCGTCATCCTCCGGGCTGGAGGCTGCGATTTCTGTTATGACGGCCTGCTTCCAGGCCGGCATGGCGACAAGGCTGATTTCGTGGATCTCTGCGCGTTCCACGATCAGGGTTCCTTTCTTGTCGTACTTGTATTTCGTCGGGGTGAAACCCGCCGAAACAGAGTCGTAAGCGCCGGCCTTGACCAGCTCGATCGCGTCGTCGGCTGCGCGTGTCTTAGCGAACTTCGCCTCGAACAGCAGAGCTTCGTCAGAGTCGACCAGGTCGGCGGTGCCGCGCAGCTGCGTCAGGTCGTGCCCTTCGAGCAGCTTCGGTCGTGTCTCAGTGTCGAATGCGCCTGGACGTACGATGACCTTCTCCCCCGACATGACGACGGCGGGCACGTTGTAGGGCACCGCGACGCCGGTGATTGTGCGGGGTGAGTCGTCGCCGGCGGCGGCGTCGAGGGTGACGGGCAGCGCCTGGAATGTGAGTTTCATCGGGCGTTTTCCTCCATGTCTTCGTCTTCGTCGTCGTCCACGCGCACTTCGTCTTCCACCATGACGTCGGGTGCCAGGGCTGCTTCGTGCAGGTAGGACGCGACGTCGAATTCGACGAACCGGTTCCGCGGGAGAATTTGGTTCATGCTGAACGTCTGCTCGAGACAGTCGATGAACGGTTTTGCGCCGAATAGGTACAGGTCCTGGCGGGCCTGCTGGGCGTTCTGGTAGGTCATTCCACCGGTCGGGATGCCGACCAGGTACGGGGGAATGTTCGCAACGCGGGCGAGCTCGAGCGCCTGGTATTCGCGCTGCTTTGACAGGATGTCGAACGGGTTATTTTTGTATTCGACGAATTCGACGTAGTCGTTCAGGGCGCCGACGGCGCCGGTAGCGGACGCGGCGCGCAACGCAGCCCACGACGCTGCCAGCTCTGACAGCTCCTCGCCGGACATGGTTTCGCCGCCGCGCTGCTGCAGGTAGCCGGGCACCTGCTCAGACGTGGCAGAACGGTCCATCCACTGGTCGAGATGCGCCGAAATCGTGACGGCGCGCGCCCCCTGGAACAGCAGGCCATTGACAGGGGACAGAATCTGGACCATGTCGCGGGTTTCCATCGGGTAGCCGTTGAACGTGATCTGGTTCGACGGGCCGAACCACTGCGGGCCGGCCTGATCGGCAGTGTTCACGTCGGCGGCGGGAATCCAGGTGAACGCGGCGGGACGGTTGTCGTCGGCGCGCCGGCGTGTGATAACGGCGAAAGCTCGCCCGTAGAAGAACAGGTCCGAGAACAGGTTCGAGTAGAAGAAATTCCGTGTGACGTTCGGGTCGGGCTGGTCCATCCACGGTTCGTTCGGCAGATAGATTTTTTCGTACCGCTCCCCGGTCCACTGCAGCGTGTAGTGCTTCAGGCTCAGCGCGCCGATCATGGATGCGATCAGGTCACGGGCCCGGGAAATGGTCGGCACGGACAGCGCGACTTCTTCGCCGTAGCCGACGCTGTAGCTGTAAAACGCTCCGACCGGGGACGCGCCGGCCTGGGCCTTCACGATGCCGTCACCTATTGCCGGTGCGGTTACCTTGCGGGAGAACAGACCCATCCGTTCGGATGGTCCCACTGTTTACGTTTTTAGGCAAGCACCTACCGGGAAGTTCCCATAGCGGCCCGACCCAGGGCCCGCGGCCTCGACGCGATACCGGTTGCGAAAATTGCCAGACGGGCCAGCTCGATCGGCCCGGGAGACCGTTTCGAGCTGAGCGCGACGGCGTGCTGTTGCCGGACAGCAACCGCGCGGTTCATGTGCTCAGCTAGGGATTCCTCGCCGGCGTGGCATACCCGTTTTTCGAGGATCAGACTTTTAGCGAGGCTGGTCCATTTCAGCAGCTCCCCGTACCCGACGATGGTTTTCCGTTTCTCCAGGTGCGGCGGGACGTGCGCCTCGAGCGTCGGGGTTATGGCCAGCTTGACCTGCGGGTTTTCCATCCGGTGCAGCAGCTCTTCCTGACATTCGCGCAGGGTGGCAACCTGAAACGCGGGGCGCAGGTGGATGCGGCCGAGCTGGTCCACGCCGGCTTCGAGGCCCAGGTAGCGGGAATCGTCCAGGGAGCTGTCCACGGCCAGGATGATCGGGCCGGCGTCGGGGAACGGTTCGTCTGTCTGGCATGCGGCCCATTCGCCGGGTTGCAGCCAGGCGGCGTCCGCGTCGACGAACAGGTTTAGGCCGCCACGCAGGAAGCTGATCCGGTCGGGGTGCTGGGCGTCCACCAGCAGGTCGTCGAGCTGTATCAGGGTGCCGAGGCTGGGGTTCGCCTGGGCCCAGAGGCTGGTATCCATCGGGTCAGCGCCGGGGCTGATGCTCCATTCCGCGAAATAGAATTTGCCTGGGCGTCCTTCGTCGATCAGCTTCAGTCCCTGTTCCCGGTAGCGCAGCTGCGCCGTCGATGCCTGGGTGCCGGCCGTGGACGTCATGAGCATGAGCGGGGACCCGCCGGCCGTTGTCCGGTTCCTGGCCTTCATTGTCTGTCGCCAGCCAGACGCCAGCACTTCGTCGCTCATGTTCCAGATTTCGTCTGCCCATACCAGGTCACAAGACAACCCGTGCGGGGCGGCCGGCGTGCCGGCCTTGACATACCAGCGGGACCCGTCGGGGCCTTTCGCCTCCATTCGGCCGTAACCCCACTTCAAGGTGAACCCGAAAGTTTCCTTGAGCACCGGGGCGACCCGCTCGAATTGCTGGCAGGCTAGGGAAAGTTCGGCGGCAGTGTTGACAACCGTCTGAGGCTTGCCGCGCCGGCGCGCCAGCTCAGTGATCCAGAACCCCAGCACCGCCTGGCCCAGAACAGTCTTCCCGTTCTGCCGGGCCACGCTCAAATAGCCGGACCGGTTAGCCAGGTCGCCGTCTTCGTCCAGCTCGAGCAACCCGTCCAGGGCGTAACACTGCCAGGGCAGCAGCTCAACGCCCAGGTGCCGGGCAGCCCATTCGACCACCGCCGGACCTAGCGACTCTGATCGGGACCGAACCGTTTCGAGCCGGGGAAGAACCAGCTGGTTCCCGGGAATTTCCCTGAGGGAATCGCCGGTTCCCGCCTTCGGGGATAGCGCGCCTAAAAGCATGCTCGGGGTGAGTGTGTCTGACCTAAGAAACGCTTCTGGCGCGTTTTCTGGCGTTTCGGGCCGGCGCCCTGGGGCGGCGTTCATTGCTTCGTTTCTGGCCTTGATGCGGGCGTTTTCTTTTCGGGTCTTGTAGCGCTGGCCGCGTTTCTGGTTGCATGGGGCGCAGCTGCTCACCAGGTTGTGCAGGCTGTCGTCCCCGCCGGCGTCGCGCTCGAGCAGGTGATCGGCCTGAAATGAGCGGTCCCAGGTGCGGCCGCACCAGTGGCATGGCTGTTTCATTTCCATTAGTGCGGCGCGGTTGCGTCGGTATTCCTGGCTGTAGCTGCTCA